GGCGAGATCATGCGGATGCGGTGGTTGCCGTCGTCTGCGACGAAGATGGAGCCGTCCTCTCTGATGACAACGCCTCGAGGCCACCTGAAGCGCGCCGGCGTCGTGACTAAGCCGTCCTCACCGCCCTCTCCCAACCTTCCTGCTATCTGAACACTGGCGCCTCCACCCACTGGAACCCGACGTACCTCGTGGCCAGTCGTAAAAATAAGCGATTGTCCATCAGGAGTTAAAACACAACCTGAACAATTGGTTGTAGCGAGAGCGGTAACCATAAAATCAGGCCTTCTTGCCATTATCATAGACTCTGAATAAATCGTCATCGGCTAGACAGAACGGATAAATTGCCAATGTAAATACTCACAAATCTTTGACCAGATTTGGTCATGTGCGATCAAGCGGTCGCGTGATTTTAAGAGCGGGAAATAGGGTAGGTATTCGTCCATGTCAAGAAGTTCCATAAACTTGTACAGAATGTAGCTGTAGCTCAAAAAGTTCGTGCGGTCGTTGGGGCAGTACAGCAGGAACGGAGCCTGAATCTCCTGGAACATGGCACGTATCTTCTCTTCAATTTCGGCCGTGATGGTAGGAGGGGGGTTACCATTAAGACGACTCAGAATATGAGCACGATGTTCATAGTACTTTGACCGATTGAGTTTCTTGAGTATCTGTCGAATATCCTCCTCTGACAGATCGGCAATGTTGTCGATTCTGCGTTTCTTGATTTCCATCACCACTTCATTCATGACCTCTTCGGGAATGATCGTAGACTCCTTTGCTTGAAACTGGTTGAGAATCTCATTGAGATGATTGATCTTCTTGTACGCGTAATTGTTTCGCTCCTTAGGAGGATCACGAAAACTCGGAAAGTCAGACACAACCAATGCGTACTCTTCCGAACCACATGACGGACAAACCAGAATTCCTTCAGAACTGATTTCTTCACGAGCTACATTACACGCAGTACAGTGTTCCGTCAGCAGTTGTGTAGCCTCAGGTCCATTGCTCAGTTTCATACGCGATACAAATTCATCGAACATCTGCTTCTTCGATAACCCAGTGTCCACTGTCGGCACATTCGCGACAAAGAACTTGAGGAACGTATTCGCCTCTTTGGGAGCAGGAGCAGAAATATGTGTTGCATCTTGCTTTCCATAGTAATCGATCAAAATATCCATGTTTTTCACATAGTATTCTTCGACCGGATTTGTTTGTGCTAGTTCCTGTTCTATCTCGCGAATCTGCGAATCGAGTTGTGAACACTTGACAATATTTTTGAGTTCTGCAGAGGAATCAAGTAACAGTCTCTGTTGCTGGAGGGCTTTTAATGAGTCCGTGAGTTCGTTCTGTTTTGTCTTGGTTTCCTTCATCCCTTGCACAAGCTCCTGATGAACTGAGTCCAGTGTCCCCATCGATGTCCCCGATGCGTTCGACTCTCGAATCTTTCTCACTCTGAACACATCCATTTACAAATTCTCTCGTTTGTTTCATGTAGACTGAATTTGTAAACATACACGGACGTTGTCTCTTCAGGATCTTGACAGCTTCTTCATACTCGAAACCAAAGTTCTTAGCAATATAGGTTAGGCTCAAAAAGGCAGAGCGATTGATTCCGCACTGACAATGGACAAAAACAGTGCCCGTTCCTTCCCGCAACATCCGAGACATCACATTCTCAAAGGCGGGATACCAACGTAAAATATTGGCATTGATGTCATCAACGGCTCCCAAGCATATATACCGAGACCGGTACGTACGCTGAAACCAGCCCGGGGAGTCTTGAGGAAACGCACAGTTAATTACGTGAGTGATGTTATTTTTTGCTACAAAGCTGGGTGTGAGCATTCGTCCGGCTCCCACTAGGATTCGCGAATAGAACCAAGCAGGTGGTTGAACCATAAACTCGAGACGGCTCATTGTATTTGAACAACAAGGATTGTTTAACCGAAACGCTCACGCATCTCTGCGTATGTCATCCTCGTATTCTGATGCTCGGCAATAGCCCTGAACTGCTGAGTAAGTGTCATGTCGTTTGGAAGAGCAAGAAACTCAGTCCGTTTGCTCGTGATGGGCTCCCACTCCTTCCAACCAGTCCGCGCGATCCTCTGGATGATGCGAGCACATACGCCGATCATGATATGGTCATAACCCGTCCCAACCTTTGCCATAACCTGTCTGAACTGAATGTCGGGAGTATACGTAAAGTTCCCTCCGGAAGGCTCTCCCTTCATATACTCCCAGTAGTTTAGCTCCGTGACCGCGGAGTAAAGTGCAGTTAGAAGCTCCTTCTCTTGAACGGAGAAGTCAAGTGTGCTGAAATCTCCTGGTGTCGTCATAAATAAAAACCCCGTGCCAATAGTAAATCCATTTCCCATGCCGAGGAAAACACTGAAACGTCGTACTGCAAAAAAGCGTGGCGGTGCCAAGAAATACTTCAAAAAGTTCGGTACGTATTATGTCGAAACTAACGCCATGGGGGAGCCGATTCTAGGAGAGATTGCCCCGGTAGGGGAGGAATGGGTGAATTTAGATCATGTCGAACCGTCGCGTACACCCGAGGGTGTGGACGACTAATCAACCTCTGTAATAAACGTGAGCTTGAAGTAAATCGTGTCATTGTCAATATTGTAGGCGAGACGGATATGGTCCAGACGATCGGCAAGGAGATTGTACCCGTCTCCATCAAGAAGGAGCTGGTGAATGTCGATCTCCTCATCGGATTCCACATTGTTACTGTGCCGCCACCTAGGAATCTGAAGATTCACAACCGCTTGGCGACCATTGAACAACGCGCGGCGGAAGTGGGTGACAACGTTCGCATTTATGAAGAGGTCGTGGATGTCACGAAGTACATCCGACATGAGGGACTCGCGGAAACGGTTGCCCCGCTCCTCGGCGGCCATGAGATCGACATAGTCATTGTTGGAGATGAGAGTGGGAAGCATTATACTTGCCATTCTCATCTTCGGGTGTAAATTCATTTTCCCCAAATGTAAAAAGTTTTTTTGTAGAGACCGTCCCGCTCAGAAGCCGCTTCGGTTCTGGATGTCCATCTTGCGGAGGTCGTCAAGGTCGTAGCCCGCCTGCCGATCCGCCTCGTTCTCGGCAAGTTCGTCCTCGCGGAACTTGAGTAGGCGTTCCCAATGCATTCGCTGACTCAGAGTCAGGAAGGTCTCCATCTTCTCCTTGATGCGCGCGATGGCCTCGAGCGAGTCCTCGAGCGACTCGGCGGGCGGTGGATACGTACAGTCCTCGTCGTAGCCACGCTCACTTCTGTCGCACTCGTCACAGATGGATATGGATTCGGAGTAGTAGAGGGGCCCGCGAATCACCGCAGGCGGCTCCGGAATCGGAGACGTCACGGAGCTGCGGTCACCCATACACGGGTAATGTGCCGACAGGACGCAGCGAGGGCATCGCGTCGGGTCCAGTCCGAGACCAACGGAATACTCCTCGCCACAGTCCTCGCAGCCAGGTGGTGCGGCCTCGCAGCAGGTGGCACACTGGCGGCAGATCTCGACGTCGAGCGACGGAAAGTCGTCGAGCTCACAGTACTCCTCGCAGCGGCGACAGAGCATCCAGCCCGCCGCGTCGGGGTCTGGGCAGGACATGCAGAGGCCGCCCTCCCATGCAGCGACGTTGCCGCACTCGTCGTTGGAGCAGAAGAAAGTGTGCTGGGGGGTAGACATGATGGACGACATTGGGGGCTTTTCTCATTTTCTGATGAGAATAAATCCATTTTGGCCGGATAGTCAATTTCCTCTGGGACTATTTTTTTTAGTCCTTTCATATAAATGCCCACGGAAAATCGCTATTACAAGGAGTACCCCGACGGAAAGGTTATTGAGGTTACTGAGACCGGAGTTGTGCTTGATCCTCAGCCGCTCGCGGCAGAATGGCGCGTAAGCTTAGCGCTGTTGAAGGAATCCGCTCCTAACGAAAATTGGGTGTCCCGCGGCCAAGCCGGCACTGGCCGGCGCCACCGCCGTTCCCGTTCTCGTCGTCGCATGAGCAGGGCTAGTCGTCATCGCAAGCAAAAGAAGATGTAATACTTTTCGGTTGGATCGGGATCGTTGGCTTCCCCCAGAACGCCATGAGCAATGAGTAAATTTCGCTGTGTTTGGCGGAACATTTCAACGATCAATTCAAAACGTTCACTGGTCATAAAATACCAGTCAATTTTAGGCCAATTATGTTTCACTAGGTCATCAACCTCAATGACAGGTCGTGGGGTGACCTCCATTACTTACACTGAACATACTCATTGAAAGTATGGAGCAGTTTTACGTCAACTTTAAGCAGCTGAATGATGAGCAAAAAAGGAATAAGCTTGATCAGATTCTGATGTTTCTACGACAACAGAATGCGCTCAATGAGGCAGAGGCGTTTCAGGATTTAAAAAGTTGTTACCCTCGGGAGTTTCCGCTTCACCCTAATGAACGACAGTTCCGAGAGCATCTTGCTTGGACGAATTTGGCGCAGTTTCAGAAACACCCTGCAGTCAACCACATCTTCACACAGGGTTGACGATCCCGGGGTAGAGTGTGATGTACTCCGTGATCCACGGCGGGGCCTTCTGGAACGGCCCGAGCTTCTTGTATGCCGCCAGAACCTTCTGGTCCATCTCCGGCGTACGCTGAACAACCTCCTTAGCTTTATACTCAGGCCCAATGATCTGGCCAAGGTACATGGTGAAGAACTCGTCAACCCCCAACTTTGCGAGTTGCTGCATGACCTTCATCGTGTCGATGAAGGATGTCTCCGTGTGACGGATCTTCATGTGATGACCGATGATGGACATCTCATTTGCGTCGAGATCGCCCAAGTCGGCGTTCTTCAGCCAGTCCCAGAGACACTCGCGCTCGAGGATGAACTCAGCATCTTGGAGGTGGACGTTCTGCTCGAGAGTGAAACCGAGTTGTGTGTAGTTAAGCATTTTGACCCAATGTAAAAAGTTTTGTTGTTGTCAAATCCATTTTGCGCGATTCACTTGCGCCACCAGATCTGAATGGTGCGTGCAGCGTAACACTTGTAGCACGTCTCGTCCTCTGGCGAGGGCATCTGGACTCCACAGTCCCAGCAAATGCCCGGGGATACATTAGGCGACTCGAACCCGTGGCGGTCGAGCCAGCAGTTGGTACACCACTCGATCCCGAAGATCTCGATGTCGCAGCCGGGGCACCAGGCGTGGTTGGGGCAGATCATGTTCTCGTCGTCGACTTCGATGTCGCAGTCGATGACGATGCAGTGGTGAGTGGAAGGCATTTTGTTTGGGGGTATTTCTAGATTTCTAAGCTAAACAAATCCATTTTAGCCTAGCGGCGGGGGAACACCTGGCTCCAGGCGAGGCGGCAGACGACGGCAAAGAGAACGGCGTGCGTGAGGTTCACTGTCATCGTCGTTCCACCCGGGGGGAGACGGACGAGCACGCCGGGGATAAACGCATAGAACAGGGCAGCGTGGAACAGAAGCTTCATCCACATTTTGTTGTTTAGTTATTCTGCGAGAGGATTTTTTGGTGAAACTCGGAATCGAACCGAGGTTCCGGGATTCAAAGTCCCATGTCCTAACCACTAGACGATATCACCACTTCTATATTCCGTCATTCATGAAGATTCCTTTGTGCCGAATGCAGTGTGGTATACGCACTTGAGTTTATCATCGAGGTTTGAGAGAAATACAAATACGGCATAGACAAAGATCATTTGACCGCCAAAGGACTCAATATACCCCTCGAGCTGACTCGTGACTGGCAGAATAGGAACCCATGAATGAACAAAGTATGTCATCCAGAACGCAACGATGATAATTATAGAGATTTCTGCCGCAACGTCAAACGTCTTGTAGATCAGTGATTGCTTCTCCCATTCTTTGTCAAAATCGGGAAACACATACCACATCGACCATGACAGTAGGCCGCCTAAGAACACGTAAAAAATAGCAATGGCAACCAGGTTGACAGTTAAGTTGACGATATGTCCTTTGACAACCGGTAGTTTGTTCAATCCGACGTTCTTCATTGTTTTTATTGCTAGAATGTAAATGTCAAGGGGACCACTTACATTAGCTGAAGTAAATCGGATGTTTGGCTTAGAATGGGAGGACCTAATGACTAACGAGAATTACGAACGTCTTCTAGAGGCAGGAGACCAAATACCTCTAGCCGACCAACAGCTTCTGAAAAATCCTCCCGTGGAAAAGACGGACATCATGCGGATCTTGAATGGATTGAAACATCAACTCGATCCGAGATTAAGAGGGACGGCAATACGACCGATGAGGCCAGAGGAACGGGGGGTGGGGCCCGAAGAAGGAGGTAGACGTACTCGCCGGCGTCGTGGCGGTGCCGATCGCGACGCAGCTGCGTTCTGGGCAGACATGGATGCCCATCATTCAGAACCCACGAGACCGCCTCCAAGACAACCGAAGGACCGTCGCGGGCTTCCACCCAAGCATCCTGGTTTCGGTAAACAAACCCGCCGCGATGTATCCCGCGGCATCGCCCACAAGGGTCGTGGTCGTAAAAGTTTAAAGAAACGCCGGTGAACTATACCATATGACGATCACGACCTGGGGAAAGCACCTCATTCTCGATGCAGCCGGATGTTCTCCGAAGATGATTGGATGTCCGATTGTAATCGGTAACTTCGCAAAGGACCTTGTCAAGCGCATCGATATGGTTGCGTACGGAAATCCGCATATCGTTATGTTTGGCACGGGCAACAAGAAGGGATACACACTCGTCCAGCTGATCGAGACGTCCAATATCTGCGCTCACTTTGTGGAAGAGAACAATTCCATGTATCTGGACGTGTTCTCCTGCAAGGACTTTGACCCTGAGGTTGTTCAGGAGGTAGTGTGTGAGTATTTTGATGCTAAATCATTCAAGACTCAGATGATTCTTCGTCAGGCTCCGCTGGGTCGCCTTGCTTAAAAGTCCATGAGGCACTTTCCATCTGTGCTACGGCTTCCATCCGGACATGCCTTGGCGACCCGCTGACCAGACGGCATGTCGAATGTCTCTTTAGAAAAGACTGCTGACGGTCCACCTACAGACGCAGGCTTACACTTGTCTCTACCCGAAACACATCCAACACCAGGACAGTAAAACTGGTCTGCAGGGCATCCTTCCGGTGTCAGACCAGCGATACATCCGACATCCTTACAATATACCTTCCCGGAAGGGCATCCGGCATCGCGTTGACCCATATCTCCACCAGGACAGCGAATGCCCTTGTCAAGACTCATGGAATACGAACTGCCGCCCATTGACATGAAAAGGAATATAATGACGGCTGCGAGAACACCCCACATCCAAAGGTTCTTTCGGGATCTTGCCATTAGTCTTTAGAAACATGTTTTCTTAACACAGTCGCATTCCGCTTGCGCAATCTAGATGCGCGACGGTACTTACGACGAGTGGATTTGCGTTTCTTTCCCCCCTTCAGAAACGAGTTGATCTTCGCGTCGTCGGTATGCTCACCCATTATTCTACTCCATGAGATTTCTTGTTCGGACATGTAGAACAGCTAGGCTTGGGGGTAGGAAGTAAAAAGTACATGATGAGAATGATGAGTGACAGAAGGACAATCCAGAGCCACATTTATTTACTTGTTCAGAATTACCTCGGCACATTCAGAACACATGAACTCCCCTGTTGCTTCATACATGGGCTTGTACATGAAGTACCGGTAATCCAGGCTCTTGCAGAAGACACATTCGAACTTCTCCTTCTCGATCGCAAAGATCTTGCAGGTATACCGCATTCCGTGATAGCACTCGGGACAGACCTCTTCGTCGCACATACGACAGGCGGAAACTCTCTTCAGTCCGTACGCGACATGAGTCGTCATCATCGTTGAACAGATGGGGCAGGTAGACATCTTGACTCAAGTTGGATTTGTCACATCAAATTCGTTTTCACAATTGACACCAACACCAGTATGGGTATACCATACTACGTAGCATCTCTCCTTCGCACACACAAACATATTCAACAAGATACCGGGAACGCGCCTATTGAATGCGATGTTCTTGGACTCGATTTCAATTCCTTC